ACTGGGGTGCTACATGGTTTGCATTCTACATGCAGTGGCCTATCGCTTACCTCCTGTTAGCAACAGGGCCATTAGTTAACATCTTCTTCAGACAAACAGGCGGAGTGATAGCAGCATACAACCATGTTGAAGCAGCTACTGAGATACATGGAGAGAAGAAGGTTTCATATAGAAAGTATTACTGGATAGCTGGTGTTATCGTTGGTGTTACTCTTTGGATTTTTAAATAGGAAGGTCATGGTATGATAGATTCTACGTTCATGGATAGGCAGAATGAGATTCAAGAAGAAAGGGATTGGGATGAAGCAGTCGATGAGTTCATGGCAAGGCTAGAGTTTAGCATTGATGGTGCTCTCGATGTGCTCCCCCCAACCTTGGTGGTGGGCATGTTAGAAACTGTGAAGATAGGTATGATGTTCGGAGAAGAGGAAGAAGATTAATACACAGCCTTCTCCTCTATGTCAGGTGTGGATAAGAACCAGACTTGGCTCCCATCCTCCTGCTCGTGACGTGCAACAGAGAACTGATCCGGCTCAGTCTGGATCAGGTACTCCATCAGTTGTTTGTATGTTATGAATGTCTCACATACTATCTTATTCATTTAATACTCCTATTAATATATGTTACAGCTTGATCAATGGGAATGTCAAGAAGCCAAGGTCTCCTGTGCCCCTTGGTCCATAGCCTTGTCTTACCATCATGCGGCCCACCTCTTAATTCTTTTACCATCCTAACATCGGATGTAGCAAACCATATTGGATTCCCTCTAAAGTCAAAGAACTTTAACATCCCTCACCCTCCTCATTGCAATCATAAATCTATCTCTATATTCTCTTCGGCTTCAAACATTAAATCTAGTAGGTCACGTTCCATTATAGATTGTAATCCCCTAGCCCCTGTTCCATTCTCAATAGCTTCCTCAGCTATCTTAGTTAGTGCTTCATCTGTTATGTTCAGAGACGTACCATCTAAAGCAAACAACTCCTGATAGTGTTTAACGATAGCGTTCTTAGGTTCAGTCAAGATCCTTTTCAACGCATCAACATCTAATGGATTGAGCTTAGCTAACACAGGTATCCTGCCTAGTAGCTCAGGTATCATGCCATATGATTTAAGATCTTCAAGAGTTGTATCAGACATAGGTGTTTGTTTGTCTTCATCAACGCTTGATAGATCAGCACCAAAGCCTATTGAGTTACCCTTCCCGTTTATCCTTGCACTTGCTATCTTATCTATACCACTGAAGGCACCGCCTACAATGAACAAGATGTTAGATGTGTCAACCTTTACCTTCGTCTGGTTATGACCTGATCCAATCTTAACAGTAGCAATCGTACCCTCAATCAGTTTGAGGAGTGCGTGTTGCACCCCTGCCCCTGATATGTCACGCTTGCCACCTGAGTCAGCTCTGGCACACACCTTATCGATCTCATCGATGTAGATGATACCTCGCTCTGCCTTCTTAACATTATGATCACACTCCTCAAGAAGTCTTTCAAGTATTGTTTCAACGTCATCACCAACATACCCTGCCTCCGTCAGTGACGTAGCATCAGCAATAGCTAATGGTATATCAACAGCCTTGGCTATGGTCTGAGCAAACAACGTCTTACCTGTACCAGTAGAGCCTATCAACATGATGTTAGACTTCCTAAGGTAGATGTTCTCAGGATCTTTACCCCTCTTCATGTGGTTGTAGATGGCAACGGACAATACTTTCTTAGCATCGTCTTGATCAATGATGTACTCATTGAGTTGCTCCATAATCTCATGAGGCTTAGGCAATGGCTTAGGTGGGGCCAATGCCTGAGGCGTAGGCTCAGGTCTAGGAGGGAAGGGATCCTGAAGGTAGTACTCCTCCATGATTGCGTCCTGGACGAGGAGGTTCTCAAAGAACGCATCAATGCCATCATCATTCTCTTCCCCCATGTACCGGAGGAGAGTCTTCAACTCCTCATCAGTCATAGGTTTGATATGAACTTTACCGGGTGGTGGATTCTTTTTATCACTCATAATAATCCCTTGTTAGATTTCACACGATGGGCCAACACATGCTAATGTTTGAGCACCCTCTGTCATGTCAGATGATTCATACTCTGACAGCTTAGACCAATCAATCTTAGGCATTGCCTTAGTCATCTTGGTATACTCCTCCTTACTGATCTCTTCGTATGGAGCCTGTTGGTAGACATGATCAGACCTCGGAAGGAATGACACACCACTACACTTGTCTAGCTTATCCCATATCCATTGACCTGCTGCTAAGAACTCATCATCACTGTAGTATACAGTAACAGATGGCTTATGCTCACACCAGCTATCTTGATACACCTCCCATAAGTCTAGCTGCTTCTTAACATCTAAGTCCTCAGTACATACAGCATCCTTCGGTGCCTTAACAGGGAAGCTGAACACTATGTTCTCTGAGTTCATTACATCCTGCTCCCATGGTACACCCTGATCCTGCAACAGAGCGGTAAGAGGATCTTTAGTATCACTCCGTACACGTCTCATGTAGTAGGGGCTGTACCTAGCATGGATACCTGATGCACTATCGACTAGCTGAGAGACAGTACCACTAGGTTTCACGGCGGTGATGGCCGTAGATTGTTCTATCTCTAAACGCTTAGCCCACTTCTTATTGACAGCGACAGCCTTATCCCTTAGCTTCTCTAATAGAGTAGCGCAGGATGTGCTGCTAAGCAGCGGGTGATCCATGATACCCGTCATAGACACACCTAGTAGCCTCTCCTCTGCTGTGTTACGAGTCCACACAGGACGTACATAACGGAAGTCAGTAAGAGTTGACTGTAATGTACCAATGATCGTGGCCATCTCTACCTTACGGTTTAGATCCTTAGGTGTGTCGGTACTACGGATAACGATTTCAGACAAATTACAAACCTGAGCTGATCGTAAGATGATCTCACTGCAAGGGTTGGTACCGAAGTCATGATCGACATCCCGTCTGCCACTCTTAGCTGCTTGATTCTTACTGGCTATACGAGAGAAGATCCCTCGCTCACCACACTTACTCTCATGTAATGATACCCATTCCTTTAGGAACACATCGAAGGCTGGCTGCTCTGTGTACACTGCTGAGTTGTTAGCCAGTTGGCGTTGACCATCTGTCTCCCACCATTTACCTAGCTTAGCCCCTCGCATCCGATCATCTGATAGATTGGATAGGCTGATGAGTGCTGACCTACGCACACCACCTACCACTACAATCTCAGCTACCTTACATACTAGGTCATGACATTCGAGGCTAGATAGTTTACGGCCAGCAGCATTCCGAAACATGTTAACAGCGAAATTAAACAGAGCAACCAAAGGCTCAGGCCCACTACTTCTGCCACCGAAAGTCTTGAGTGGTGCTCCCTTTGGGCGCAGCTTGGACACGTCCCACTTAGGTACTTGTCCTGAGTAGAGTAGCCCGAGCAATTCCTTAAACGCTTTAGCCCAGCCGATCTTGCTATCTCGGACGATGATTGTTGTGTCTGTTTCATGGAAGTCCTCCGATACTTCTGGCAGTTTCTTAACTGACTGTCTCTCAACTGAGAACCCTACACCTGTACCGCACATGAGAACGTATAAGATCTCATCGAATGCACGTACATGATCGATGGCTACATAGCTACAGTTGAAGCCGGCCATGTTATCTCTATCAAGGGCCACACCCGCAGTCATTAAGCAACGCATTGAGGGCATGACTTCCATGTTATAGATAGCCTTGTGCATCTTGGTAGCTGTCTTGCTGTCAAGCAGATCCTTATCTACCCAGAAATCTACATACCTACTTACCGTTTCCTCCCATGTTTCTCTTCGTTGAAGCTCAGGCAGCCATCGTGCGTATCGGCTAGTGTGTATGTACTGTTGGTATTGATCCATTAATTATCCTTAGATTCTCTGATTATTTGTTGGTCGATCATGGTGAAGGTGGCGTGCTTGGTTGTTAATGTTACACCATCAAAACCCACAACCTTCACACCATTCTTTTCTAGCTGCTTCTTCAGTGCAGCAAGAGAGCCGAAGCTCCCCTGTACAATTACATTCTCATCCATACATCCTCCTAGTGTAGCGACATACTTGATTTTTTTAAGGTTCGTATTTCTTTGGAGATCTTCTCCAGTGTTGAGGCTATCGCTTCGATGTCCTCATCACATGTTAAGAAGACAGACGTTGATGCATCGTCGCCACCAGTCATCACCAGTGCGAATGCCTGATCCATATCCATACCCTCTACCTGTACATCATCACCTAAGACCTCTTTAAGGTCATAGATGCATGCTTGGAACATGTCATCCCCTTTAAGTTTACTCATGATTTAGTCTCCGTTATAGATCGATGTTTAAATTCAGCCAGCAGCTCAAGGCAGTGGATGGCCTTGCGTATATCCTCTCCCTCATTAGCCTTGTTACGAGTAAGGTACTTGTTCACCTTGGTGTACAGTGATGCCTTAACACCAGCGTATCCGAAGTTTAGATACGTCAACTCCAATGGTTGGATGCCTTGGTTCTTATAGTGATCACCCCCTACCTGCTTCCCGAATGCCTTAGCTTCTCGCACAGTTTGTGTTGTTGATCTATTAGGATCTGTTATCCAATTCATATGTTACCTCCACGGAGGTTAGATGCTGCACCCTTCTCAGACTTAGATGACTTACTCCAACTACCGCAACCATTACACTTAAACTTACGTGCCTTAGTTGCGTTGGTGTATGCGTACCCTCGGTACTGAATGTCATGACTGCCACATGATGGGCATGTATCACGCTCACCTGAGTACACTTGTAGGTTAGGATGATTGCCGATCCAAGGTAGCAGCTTCTGATACAGTTCTTCTAATAAGAATACATCTTGAATGTTATACTCCTTCATCTCTTTACGACACTTCTTATCCCCATCCATACAGCCAGTCCATAGTGGCATACCTGCATGAGATACCTTAGAACCAATACCTAACTCAGATGCTATATAGTCTAGCTTACGTGATGCCGGCTTAAACTTCTGACGTGTAGTGTTAAGAAGGTCAATCTCTTTATAAGGAGAAGGTGGTGTAAGACCATGCCTAATGAACTCCCAGTTCAATGTAGGTATGTCAAACTTCTTACCGTTGTAGTGGATGACAGCATCAGCTTCATCTAATAGATCCCAGATAGTCTGAATGTAATCCTTCTTAGTCTCCCACTTAGCACCGAATGTAAACTTACCTTCCTTATCACCAACCCATCGTGCTGCCCAGCACAGTGTACCACCTGCTTCTACTATCTGGTTGAGTCCGATACGTTGATCGAACAAGCCCCAGCAGTATGCCTTATGTGGTGAGGTCTCAATGTCTAGCATTAATATCTTCATTTCTTCTTAGCCTCTTGTGTCTTAACATTATGACAATCTTTGCAAAGGACTTGTAGATTATCTTCTTCACAGAATAGTGTAGCTGCAAACCGAGGCAGATCCTCGAATGTCTTTAAGCTACCACACTCTATGATGTGATCAACAGCTACGTCCTTACCGGCACACCACTGCTCGCACCCTGCACACAGGTACTCAAACTTCCTTCGCTTATCAGGGCCATCGTATGGACGCTTAGCTTTATTCATAACGTCATACTTAGGTGGCCACTTCATACTCTTCTGCCTCAGTCCACTCCGAATGAATCCAAAGTATCCTGCCTCAGTGTATCGACCACCTCCTCTGGTCTTGGTTACTCTTCGTCCCATGCTCCCTCCTCTCTATCAAAGATCTGTGCATCAAAGGATGTAGGCAGTACATCATAGTAGTAAGCCAGTGCTTCCTTATGATCTTCGAAGGTCATAGTGTACATGCCTAGTGCATCATTGTGTGTTACTTCATACATCTGTAAATCCCTCTGATGGTATAAAAACATACATTGGTAGATCCCACATAACAGGACTACCATCCTCGTTCAATTGATTCACCATCCATAACAGACGGCCTTGCTCTAACATGTACTCTTCAAACTTATCCTCATGCTGCTCTTCATACGCCACCATTACAACAGAGTACAGCTCATACTCATCCTCACACTCACACAAGAGATCATAAGCCTTAGCAGGACCATAGCCTTTCA